GAGCAAGAAATAATTTATATAAACTGAAAGCTAAAAAGAAAATAAAGGAGTATCAACTATGAGTACATTTTTTCACAGACAAATTGAATTTGATGTATTAAGAAAAACACCGAAAGCTGTTTTGATAAAAGTAAATAAAGTTAAAAGTACAAAATATAATAGACTATATAAAAAATTTAAAAAATTTTTAGAACCCGTCGAAATGTGGATACCTAGATCATGGATTAAAAGAGATGTTTGGGTAGATACATCTTATGGAATAGGTAATATGGAAGTTCCTCATGAAAGATTTTGGGTATGGGAAGAAGGGTTTCTAAAAAACTTAAAACAATTATATTTAAAAAGGGAGAAAAACTATGACGCATAAAGATATGTTTGAAGAATCATTTCCACAAGATAAGCAGATAGGCGGGAGTCATTACAAAGACTTTCACATTCAGCCTTATGAGTTTATTTCAAAAAATAATCTCTCGTTCTTTCAAGGCAATGTTGTAAAATATGTTTGTCGTTACTTAAACAAGTCAGGAATACAAGACTTAGAAAAAATAATTCACTACTGTCAATTAGAAATTAAAACAATGAAAGACAAGAAGAAAAAATAATGCCTAACAGAAATTTTAAAGCTAAAGATATTACCGTAAACAAACATAAGTTTCGTCTAGAAATTTATAATAAGTTAGTTGATTGGGAAATATTTCCTCATACTTATGATGCAGCTCTGTATGCATTTAGTAATAAAGACAAATTAAATAAGATAGTAGCAAAGAAATACGTATTACAAAAATGAAAATACCTAAATACTTAACACAAACCGAATGGGTACAGCCCACTGAATATCCTGATCTAAGAGATTATGATGAGATTGCAATTGACTTAGAAACACGTGATCCTGATTTAAAATCAAAAGGATCTGGTGCAGTTACAGGTAATGGTGAAGTTGTTGGTATTGCTGTAGCTACATTTAATGACAAATGGTATTTTCCAATAGCTCATGGTGAAGGACCTAATATGAATAGAGCTAAAACTTTAGAATGGTTTAAAGATATTTGTGAATGTCCAGCTACAAAAATATTTCATAACGCAATGTATGACGTATGTTGGATACGTAATTTAGGTATAAAAATCAATGGTTTAATCGTAGATACAATGATTGCGTGTTCTGTTTTAGATGAGAATAGATTTGCATACACATTAAATGCTTTGTCATGGTTTTATCTTAACGAAGGTAAGAATGAAAAAGCTTTGAACGAAGCTGCAAAGTCCAGAGGACTAGATCCGAAAGCAGAAATGTGGAAATTACCTGCAAGTGAAGTAGGAGCTTATGCTGAAAAAGATGCTGACCTAACTTTTAAACTTTGGCAGTATGTAAAAAAATTATTACAAGAAGAAGACTGTGAAGATATATTTAATTTAGAGACTGATCTTTTCCCTTGTTTGGTCGATATGCGTTTCCTAGGGGTTCGGGTAGACGTGACAAGAGCAAATCAATTAAAAAAAGAATTAACAACACAAGAAGAACGACTGATCCACAAAATAAAAATAGAGACAGGAGTAGAAACTCAAATATGGGCTGCACGTAGTATCCAAAAAGTTTTTGAACATTTAAAATTACCTTTTGAGAAAACAGAAAAAACTGGTGCACCTTCATTTACAAAAAATTTCCTTTCTAATCATGAGCATCCTATAATTCAAATGATAGCAGAAGCTAGAAAAATAAACAAGGTCAATACAACATTCATTGATACAATTTTAAGACACGAACACAAAGGTAGAATTCATGCGGAAATAAATCAAATTAGATCTGATGATGGTGGTACAGTTACAGGTAGATTTAGTTACTCTAATCCTAACCTACAACAAATTCCAGCTAAAGATCCAAACACAGGACCACTAATAAGAAGTTTATTCTTACCTGAAGAAGGTTGCAAGTGGGGTACGTTTGACTACTCGCAACAGGAGCCAAGATTAGTTACAGAGTACGCGTTAAGATTTGGATTAGCTTCAGTTAATAAAATTGCAGACGCTTATGATAATGATCCAAAAGCAGACTTTCACCAAACTGTTGCAGACATGGCCAAGATTCCAAGAAGTCAGGCTAAGGTAATTAACCTTGGTTTATTCTATGGTATGGGTAAAGCTAAACTAGAAGCAGAGTTGGGTGTATCTAAAGATAAAGCTAAAGAATTATTTGATACCTATCATGCTAAAGTTCCTTTTGTAAAACAATTAACAAATGAATTAATGAGTGCTGCTCAGAAACAAGGTAAGATAAAAACTATTTTAAATAGGAAGTGTAGATTTCCAAAATACGAACCGATACTAAAAGGTAGTGATTGGGGTAGGTTTGTACCTGCACAAGATCATGAAAGAATGTTAGAGCTTCAAGCAATGGGACCAAACGAATTAGATGAGGAAGGAAACATTGTTAAAGACAAAGATGGTAATCCTAAAAAAAATTACTGGCACGAGAATGGTCATCGTAGAGCTTTTACTTACAAAGCATTAAATAAATTAATTCAAGGTAGTGCAGCTGACATGACTAAGAAAGCTATGTTAGAATTACACAAAAGAGGTATTACACCGCATATACAGATACATGATGAGCTTGATATATCTATACCTATTGGAGAAGGGGACAACTCTAAAGATATCATACAAGTAATGGAAAATGCAGTTGACTTACAAATACCCAATAAGGTAGACTATGAATCTGGACCAAATTGGGGTAGTATAAAGTGATAAATTATGGCTTATTTAAATGCGGACATACCACCAATTTATTGTAAAATACGGAAGGAGTATCTTTATGACCTGGAAAAACATCAAGGGGAGTCTGTTGACTGCTGCATCTTTAGTGTGGTCTCTATTACAGATCGCGCTCTCTTATTTAACATTATGCTACCAAATGGTGCATGCTTTTGGCGTTTACCTATATCAGCGTTTTTTCAAGAAAAATTTGACAGAAAAGACGTACCAGATATCGCAATCGACAATCTTCAATTATGGAATTGTTTTAGTTATTATCCTAGTGTTCATTGCTTTAGTTTTCTAAGAGGAAAACGAGGCAAATACTTTGGTAAAGACAAAATAAATTACCCGTTCGAATATTTATTTACTGTTGACTGGGGACATCCAGATAGTAATATACTCGATACTGAGCATTCTGAAATTCCAGCAGAACACAAGTGTGCTCACATACTTGCCTTAGATAATGGTAATTATGCAGCGCAACCTAACAATAGAATATTGTGGGATGCTCCAAATTACACTACTGATAGAGAAGTGCCGGACTATAGAGTTCAAACTACAAGATGGAATGTAGAAAACAAAGATTGGTTAACAGAAGATTCTAATAAAATGTTCTACAAAACAGAGGAGAAGAAAAATGATTAAACAACCACAAGCAAAGATGTGTGAATTTTGTGGACACAAAATAAGTCACCACGTGCATGAAGGTATTAACAAATGTGCTCACTGTGATTGCAGTTTGAGTCAGGCATCAGGGAACACTTGGTGGAAAAAAATTATTAGCTGGTTAACGTAATGATAGAGGTGGCCAGGAATGAACTATTATTTTACAGGTGCACTGATCATAGCTTTTGTATTAATAGCTCTTTTCCTACAACCAGGATACATACCTAAATGAGTGATAAACCATTAGATATTAAACGTAAGCTTTATTTATTCTTTCACAAGCTATCACTAGCGTGGTTGTCTTGTATGATATTTATGGTGCAAGGTAATCTACCTGCATTAACTTCAGCTCACGCTTTTATTGCAACACGAACTGGTGCGATCACTGGTGCATTAGTTGTGCTTATGTCATTTATACCCTGGAAATTTCATTACAAATTACCTGTACTTATGTTTATAGGTTGCTTTACTGCAGATATATTATCTCATTCAAATCATTTTGGACAATATTGGTCAGAAGCTGCGTGTACTGCATTATTGGCAGCAGTGTTTTCTTATGTAATAACTTTATCCCCTGCGGGTAAAAAATTAGAGGAGTATTTAGGTGGCAAATAAACCATTAGATATTGGAGACGAGGCACGTGTGCAGATGCCGATGAAGACGGTTGCAAGTTTAATAGGACTTGTTGCAATTGGTACCTGGGCATACTTTGGTGTTATTGAAACGCAAAACGCACATAACACAAGACTTCAATTGATGGAATCTGATCTTGAAAAAAATACAGAATTTAGAATTAAATGGCCAAGAGGATTAATGGGTTCATTACCTGCTGATTCTGAGCAATTCATGTTAATCGAAGATCTTTATAAGGCAACTGAAAAATTAACTAAAAACCAAGAAATGAATACAAGTAATAAACTGAGAATAGAGTTTATGGAAAAACAAGTTGAAAAAATGTTAAATGATATTGAGAAATTAAAAGATAAGGTAAGAGAAAATGGAAACAGTCATTAGTAGTGTTGTTGCTCTTTGTATGTTTATGGCAGGTGAATTAAAAGAACATAGACTACAACAATCAATGAGTGATTGTTTAAAAGGGAAAAGACTTGCAGAACGTGATGTAAATGTTAATGTAACTTATAAATGTGGAAAAGTAGATGCAGAGCTTGAGTCGAACATAGATGGTAGCAAATCAATTAAAAAAATTATAGAAAAGGGATAATGAAAAATTGTAAACAATGTAAAAAAGAATTCGAACCAAAAGACGAATTAGATATGTTTTGCAGCCAGGACTGTAAGGAAGAAGCTTTAGCTGATCTTGACAGTGACAGCGATGAGTGCTTAAGCTGTCAGTAATGCCAAAAACAAAAAAAATTACAATCAAAACAGAAGTAGTCAATGGTAAAT